AGAAATAACTGGATTAGATGTTAATTTAATGAATACTAAAAAATCAAATTATAAATCATCTATGTTTATGGATATTTGTCAAATTTGTAAAGAAAGACCAGCGAAAGAAACGCATCATATTAATTATCAAATAAACGCAGATGAAAATGGTAAATTTAGTAATTTTGATAAGAACATTCCGCATAATCTCGTGAATATATGTGAGGAATGTCATTTGCGAGAACATAAAGGAGAAATAGGGATAATAGGGTATAAACAAACGTCTAAGGGGGTGATAATAGATGTTGATAAGACGGCGAGGATTTATAAATTAATCAAGAGAGGTAAGAATGGATGGTTTATGAGGAAGAAGATTAATGATAAATTTAAATCAGTAGAAGAAAAAGAAATAATAGAATTTTATAATAAACAAATGAAATCAGGAATTAAGGAAATTTCTACGGAAATGGAAAGGAATTTTTTTGATATAAGTATTTAATTTATTTTTTCAAATATGTTTTATAAATATATTTTTTCAACAGCGGGATTAAATGGATTATATGGAATATATAAAACATATAATCCAGATGTTTTAAGAGATAATAAAATTGTGAATAAGATGTTATTTAGCGAAAAAATACCAATCGTAATATTTCATATAATTACGGGACCCTATATTTTCCCATGTCGTATAATTGATGTAATGACATTTTTGGAAATCAAAAATAGAAATGATGATTTTAAAAATTATGGATATAATTTAGAAAATAAACCTAAAAGATTACTTGAATATTATTCATAATCTATATAAGAATTATTAAATTTTTTTAAATAATAATGAAGAATGTTTTAATAACAGGCGGAAATGGTTTTATTGGTTCCAATTTTATAATACATATGATAAATAAATATCCTAATATTAATTTTATTAATTATGATTGTAATTATTATGATTCTGAAATTAAAGAATTGAATAATAAATATAATTATGTATATTATAATAAAAAAATTCAAGATAAAACATTTTTATTAAATGTTTTTGAAGAACATAATATAGATACTATAATTCATTTTGCCGCCCAATCACATGTTGATAATAGTTTTTTTAATTCTCTCCAATATACAGATGATAATATTTTAGGAACACATATATTATTAGAATGTATTAGAATTTATGATAAATTAGATTTATTCATTCATATGAGCACCGATGAAGTTTATGGAGAAAATGATAATGACGATGATATTAAAACAGAATTGACATTATTATGCCCTACTAATCCTTATTCTGCTACTAAGGCTGCCGCCGAAATGCTCGTTAATTCATATTGCTATTCTTTTAAAATTCCTGTGATAATCATAAGAAGTAATAATATATATGGAGGAAGACAATTTGAAGAAAAGGTAATTCCTAAATTTATAACTCAAATATTAAAAAATGAGAAAATTACAATTCAAGGCGATGGTTCAAATAAAAGAAGTTTTTTATATATAGATGATTTAATTCAGGCAATTGAATCAATATTAATAAATGGAAAAATAGGTAATATTTATAATATTAGTTCAAGTGATGAAATATCAATCATGGATTTAGCAAAAAATCTTTTAAAAATTATTAAAAATATTGATAATATTGATGATAATATTATGTATATAGAAGACCGTAAATATAATGACAAACGATATTATATATGTGATAAAAAATTAAAAGAACTTGGTTGGACAAAAACGACAGATTTAAATGACGGACTAAAAAAAACAATTGAATGGTATTCTACAAATAAGCATTGATATAAGTATAGATATCTCTTCCATAATTATTCAAGATGATGGACATCGTCTCAATCCTCTTATTATATTCAATGATATTCTCGGTATCTCGTATTTCACGCGAGTAAAACTCATTGAATAAATCCATAGGATTTTGAATATGTCCTCCATCGTGATACTTGTAAAATTCCCTCAAAAATTTCTTAATTTTTTTAAAACTCGTCGAACGCTTAGGTTCAGCTGAATTCAACGGGTTCCTGTGAAAATTCTTTTCCAGCAAAATCAAATCATATTCAGTTGTGAGACTGAAATTCTTCCAATATTTCATGGTTGAAACTCCATAAACGTTCCTATAATGTTCAATTTCATAGTCAATCCGCGATGTGTCTTCGGTCAATAACAATGAAACTACATAAGTTTGGAACAATTCTGGATATGAAACAAGTTGCGGAAACGTCAATACAACAGATTTACAATTTAACATCACTTTCATATAATGATTGTATTTCACGAAGGTGATATTAACTGGCTCTCTGTTATAATGAGTGTAAAAGCAACTAATGGAAGGCATCGTAATAAAATTAATAATATTAAGAAATCAATTTTATTTTATAATAATACTAAAATAACACAAATTTAATTTAAGAATTTATTATTCATAAATTTTTAATGAATATTAAATTATTATTATTCATTTATATAATCTTTGTTTTGATATTTTTAACAATGTATTTATATGAAACAATAGATTATTATAAATTTATGAGAACATTAAAAAATGATGGATATAAAGTTCTAAGAAGTTTTGATAAACATTCTATATTAAAAGAATTACCAGAAGATTATGAATTTCTTGATTATAAATTTAAAATTATTGGTTGTTCATTATCAACATTCCATAGAGACGTTACGTCAAGTCAATCAATATTTAAGACAAAATATCCAGTATATACTTGTATTACTTATAAAAATAATGGAAATTTATTAGCAATTTGCCCAGCAAGTCATAAAACAACACCTTATTTATTTGAAAGACCATTGATAATTAAGGGGAAAGAAGGAACAACTGTAATATTTAATTGTGATATAGTCCATTCGGGAGCAATTAATGAATTTGGAGATGATAGAGAAGCAACACAATATAAAATATGTCATAAAGATGATAAGGATAAATTAAAACATTTAATAGGAATTGATAAAACGACAATAGGAAATTGTAAAAACACACCTATATATGAATATGGATTAAGAAAAATTTCATTAATATATCCATATATTATAAATCATTTATTTACAGATTTTTTACAAAAAAAACCAGAGAAGGATAGTATATTTGATATACTTATTTCTAATTTTTATTTAGGAGATTTTTATAATTCTTGAAGAAGGCTTAGAAATTTTTGTTCATTAACTCCAATAATTTCATTTATTTTTTCACCATTTTTAATAAATATAAATGCTGGAATAGATTGTATTTTAAATAAATCTGTAAATTCTTGACTTTCATCAACATCTACTTTATAAAAATGTATATGTTTATTATCATCTGCTATTTGCGAATAAGTTGGCGAGAAAGTTTGACAGGGAACACACCATGGAGCAGAAAAACATATAACAGCCTTTTCAGACCTTAATGCTTCATCTTCATGAGCCTTATTAAAAATATATTTGACAGTCATTTGATAGAAGTATAGAAAAAAATGATTTAATATTATTCTTAATTATAAAGGTATATATAAATCAAGAATGATATGTATAAAGATGATTGAACCAGCATCAGCGAGTATAGCATTTTATCTAATTACAAAAGGAACAAAAACAATTAACAGGGATAAGAAATTATTGAATAAAAATCCTTTCTATGTTAAAAAAAAGATTTGTAAATGGATTTTTCAACATAGAGAAGAGATTTTCAATACAATCGTAGATGAAACAAATGATTTTATGATGGATAGTTTAAATCTAATTCATTTGAACCCATCTATATTCGTAATAATATATTTAATGATTATCATTATAACTATAATTATTTGAAATGGATTTTTTTAACATTTCATTAAATCCCAATTGTATTAAATATCTCGAAGAAAATCCAAATAAAATTGTTTGGGATGCTTTATCATTAAATCCCAATGGAATTCCTTTATTAACTGAAAATCCTCATAAAATAGATTGGAATAACTTATCATTAAATCCCAATGGAATTCAATTATTATCTAAAAATAAAGAGAAGATTAATTGGGTTTATTTATCATTAAATCCCAATGGAATTCAATTATTAATTGAAAATTTTCATAAAATAGATTGGAATAACTTGTCATTAAATCCAAATGCTATTGCTTTATTAATGATATATAAAGAACGAATTTATTGGAACACTCTTTCTTTAAATCCTAATGGAATTTCCTTATTGAAAGGAAATCTTCATAAAATTAATTGGAATAATCTTTCTTTAAATCCCAATGGAATTCCTTTATTAAAAGAAAATCTTCATAAAATTAATTGGAATAAATTATCATTAAATCCTAATGGAATTCCTTTATTAAAAGAAAATATGTATAGAATTAATTGGGATAATCTTTCTTTAAATCCAAATGCTATTGAATTATTGAAAGAAAATAAAAATAAAATTAATTGGGATAATTTATCATTCAATCCAAATGCGATTGAATTATTGAGAGAAAATAAGGAAAAGATTAATTTAGATAATTTAAGTCTAAATCCTAACATTCATTTAATATTGGATTTATTTTTATAATATCTGGATTATCTATTAAAGATGATAATATTGAACTATCGAGACGTTCATGGAAAGCATTATCTTTAACAGGAGTTTTAGTAACAGCATCTTTTTCAATATTTAATGGTGCTATTTGATAAACTTTGTTAGCATTTGTCGTAGGTAATTCATCTTCATATAAATCTAATTGTTTTCTATTACTTAATTTAACATCTTTTTTATCTATTGCTGTGAAATTACCGGCACCATTTGGAGTATAACCAGCATTTATTAAAATCATCTCCCGAGTTCCATCAATTTCAGCATTCATATCTGCTTCTCTATCCATTGGAACGAATGTTGAAACGGATTTGAGAGAACCATCATATTCGGGATGTGAATATTGTCTCTGTGTATTCTTAGCATTATCATTTTTAATTATATAACCACCAATAATTTTATTTAAAAATCCTCCAATAAATCCAAATGAATTCACTGGATTATTAATAGTAGTTTCTTTAAGAGTTGTTTTAGCTACTATTGATGGGTCATAAACATAAATACCTTTATAAATAACATTTTTAATATTTCGTGTATTATCTATTTTTGGTGTAGTTTCCTTAATAGTAGTTTTAGTTTTATCATTATTTTTAACATAAGTTCCATAATTTCCTTTAATATTTCCTGAATATTCGTCATGTATATTTGTTTCTTTAATAGTTGTTTTTGGACTATCATATAATGCCGAATAAGTCTCCTTATTACCTGTTAAATTTCCAGAATTATTATCATCTATAGTAGTTTCCTTAACAGTTGTTTTAGCATCATCATATAATGCCGAATAAGTTTCCTTATTTCCACTTAAATTCGTCTTCTCACTTTCAAATAAGAATGTTTCTTTTGTAGTTGTTTTAGCATCATCATATAATGCCGAATAAGTCTCCTTATTACCTGTTAAATTTCCAGCATTATCTTCATCAATCGTAGTCTCTTTAACAGTAGTTTTAGCTGTATCATATAATGCTGAATAAGTCTCCTTATTACCTGTTAAATTACCAGAATTATTATCATCAATCGTAGTCTCTTTAACAGTAGTTTTCATAATATGATTAATAGGGTCATAAGTTGTAGCTTTATTAGGTTGTTGAGGAGCCATATAACCAAATTCTCTTTCAGGATTTATGAAGAATTCTTTAAGGGATATCTTTAAGGCATCTGTAATAGGTGCTACGAATGCTTTTAAAGTTGTAGATAAATTAGCAACGGGAACCTCTTGTTTAGATAATTCATGTTTATTAGTATTATAAACAATAACTGAATTTTTTCCATAATCTTCATTAGGATTTTGAAATTCTTGTTGATTTTTAAGCCCTCCATAATAATCCTGATGAGTTTGAATTCTACTGGTATCTTTAAGATTTTCCTCAGGTCTATTAGTATCCTTTTTAAGATATGATTGACCTTTAAACCAATTCTCTTCTGTTTGTTTATAAGTGGTTTCAGGTTTATTTTTTGCGAAAGGTTCAACAACACCTCTTTTATCAATAGCACTTTTCATAGGAGCTTGAATGGGAATTTCAAAAATAGAATTTCGTTGGTCTGTTAAAGGTCTTAATTCATTTTTATCTTTTGGTTTAGCATATAATAAACTATCAGCCTGATGAAAACCGCCACTTCCGGATGATGTGAAACCTTTATTAAGTCCAGGTGCTACTCTAACAGATTGAATAGGATTATAATTATTTTGAACGTTCGTTACATTAGTTCTATCTAGAATAAAATCGGTATTATTATTCATACCTTGAACATAACCCATATCACTCATAGGTTGAAAGAATGTTTCTACTTCTGTTTTACGAGTTTTATAATCATTATAACCGAATTTTTGTTGAAAATTGGGATTATCATCAACATCTGTATTTTGTGTAATACCTTTTCTTAAAAAATGTTGCATGTTCTTATGTGTGAATTTGCTAATTGGTATTTTTTCACCACTAATACTATTTATATATGATTGTTGATTTTCTTCATTATCGAAAGGTTGAGCAAACATTGATGAATATGATGGACTTGGTATAACACCTGTTTTAAATGGATTTTTGGATTTTTCATAAGCATCATTAGCGAGTGATTGTTCAAAATCTTTTGTTTTATTATAATATTGTGATTGGTAGATATTATCCATAGAAGGCATATCATTTTTAATATATTCCATATTTATCTAAATGAATATTGGATAAAAAAATTAATAGAAATATACATAATCATATATTTTTACTTATAAATGATTTATTTAATTCATCGTCATTTATATAAGTATTCTTTAATTGGATTTATATTTAATAAAATCATTACAAATATATATAATATTATTAAAGAAAATCCAAAATAAATATCTTGAATATTAAAATTAATAATGGAATAAATTTGAAAATTATATTTATAATAGCTTAGTTTTCTTAATTATTAAATAATAATATTCAAATAATGTTATTATAATTATAAAAAATGGATTATATTTAATAAATATAATATAAACCTATGAATATCATTTATTTTTTAATTGTGCTTTAATTTCAGACAACTTTATAATAATATTTGATTGTCTAATATACATATCATCATTAAAATTATTTGTCAAATGATTATTTAACAATTCTTTATATTCATTAAACCAATTAGATAAACATTTATCTTTATTAGTCAAATATAGATGATATTTATATTCAGGTAATCTATCTAATCTATAACCATCTTTATAATAAGAATTGAAAATCATCGATGATACATTAACTCTCTTTTTTTGAACAATTTCGTAAATAAATTTCAAAAAATCGTTTAAAATTATTAAATGATATTCTGGACAATTGAATAAAATTTTAACTTTTAAATCATAATTACAATCATTATATAATTTTTTAATGATATAAATATTAAAATTTCGTTCAAGCGATTTCAATTCATCAAAATTAATATTAAATGTTTTGATACTAAATTCTTTTAATTCATTATAATTTATTTCCGGATTTAAGTTATCACACTTATCATTAATATCTATTACATTATTAATTTTGTTCATTAATTATTTAAAAGAAATTATTTATCATAATAATCATGTGTTGAATATCTGCTATATATAAATCCATAATTATGATCATCTATATCATCTTCAAAATCTTCAGCATCATCAGCATCTATTTCATATTCTCCTTCAGCATTATCATCCTGTTTTTCTTTATTTACTTGTTTAGCATCATCGTCGGCATCATCCATTTTTAGACCAATCTTTTTCATTTCATTAATAATATCTCTTTCTTCTCTTGTTTTTTTATTTAAATTTGATAAAATTTTATCTTTATTTTCCTCACGAATTTTATTAATATAATTAATTTGGTCTTCTAATGTAGGCATTCTATTATCATTAATAATTTTTAAAACTTTTGTCATAATTTCATTTGAAATTTTCTTGAAAGTTTCATTATCAATCTTAATTTTTGATATAAATTTAGGATTTTGAGTTATTTCAGGATATGATGGAAGACACATAGCACGAATAATAAATATGGTTCTTATTTGATAAATATATGTATTATTATCATCATTAATTATTGATGACAAATTATCTAATTCTTTAATAGTTTCATTAATCTCTTTAATAATTCCCAATGCTTCTTTTTTAATATTATTATATAAAATTGTAGAAATTGTCATTAATATTTGACGATAATTATTAAAATTAAAATCATTTGGAATTTTCTTAAAAGTCATATGAGTATTATATGTATCTCTTAATTTCTTTTGAATTTCATCTTTCTGTTTCATATTAATAATTGTTTTATCACTCATATTCGCAAACCATTCATCTAATGAACTTTCATAAATAAAATATGTTTCATTTCCATATTTAATTCCATCAAAACCTTCTTTTTTATTAAAAGTTTCTTTCTTAGTTAAATATAATCGCTCATAACGTTTCTTATTTAAAACTCTCTCACTCGCAAAAACTCCCTTCGCTTTCTCCAAATCTTTTCTATTTGATTTAAGGAAAACATCAGCACTAAAATTCTCATCAATTTTCTCTAAACAACATCCTAAGAGATATTTATGAATTTTCTCATATCTAACAGAAGGCATATAAATCAAAGCTTCTATGAAATTATCAAAAAATTTATCACTCTTATTCTTATATTCTCTATATTTCTCTGGATTTTTCTTATCATCATAATATTCAACTAATTTCTTTTGTGCCTGTAATCCTTTTGTATCATTCTTCTTCTTTTTCTCACCTTTCTCAAATCTCTTTAAATCATGGGAATAAACATCCTTAATTTTTTGAATAATTTGTTTCTTAAAATCTTTTGGAAATGGTAGATAATTTTCATCCTTTTCACTAAAATCTTCTTTAAATATTTCTTCAAATATACATATCAAATACATTAATACACCATCCTTATCTTTCGTTTCCATATCATAAGGCATACCATAATCATTCCAACTATCATTAATACATGGAATATAACATCTACTTCTATCAAACATTAGAGTTCCATTAATTATATCATTTTGAATTTCAATAGCCCATTTACAAATAATATCAAACATCATATCAATAATTAAGGATGTATATTCTTGATATGCTTGAACTAATTCGGTATCTTCATCATCATTATCTAAAACAAATTTCTCCGCTTTTTTTGCTTGTTCTTTATAATATTCTTCATTAAATTTTCCATTATATTTATTTTTAATTACTACTATTTTTTCATGAACTTTTCCAGAATAATTCTTAAAAAGATTTTCAATAATTATATCAAAATTTAATGGAAGTTTGCTAACTTCGCTCATCTTTTTCAAAGATGGACATATCTTTTTAAGAACTTCTATAAAACCTTTTTCAAGATTATAGCGACTATTATGATAATATTTTTTGAAAAATGTTAAATCATCTATATATTCTACTTCTTCTATATTATCATCATCTTCTTCATCAATAAATACAGCATTCTTTTTAAAATCATCTACACGAATAGGAGCTCCTTCATAATCTTTTCTATCTAATCCTGCTTTAATTTCGTGTTCTTCTTCATGAAAATCAAATGAAATCTTAAAAATATCTTTATAAGATTTGGTTAATATTTCGAAGATATTAATAATAGTAGTAATTTTGTGGTCTATTTTCTTTTCAAATAATGATAAATAATTTTCGATAGAAAGATTTTTTCTAATATTTCTCAAATTATTTATAATATCATCATAATTACCTTCATTAATATTCATTATTAATTTTTCCAAATCATTTATAACAGGCGATACTACTTCTTTTTCATCATTAAATGTCTTAATTCTTTTAGAAATTTCCACAGAAGATTTATGAGTAATATCAAGAAGTTTAACAAAACTATTAGTAATTATATAGAATAAATATCTATTATTAGTTAAATCAAAAGGTTCTATTTTAACTTTCTTATATTCAATAATATTTTCAGTTTCTTTTTTCACCAATTCCTCTAAATGTTTTTTAAGAAGTTGGTAATTATCCTCATCCATATAATCCAAATCATGATTAAATTTACTGAATAAATCATTTATAGACGAATAATGAAATTCATCTTCATCTATTTTATCTAATGGAAGTTTTAATTTATATGATTTAATCATTTCTTCAAATGACTTAAAATCTCCTTTATTCAAAATATCTCCCTTAAATCTATCCTTATTTAAGAAATTCACCATCTTTTCATTAAGATTTGATTTGGTTATTGATAATGGTTCATAGAAATATAGGGCGAGAACTGGAATATCCCTTTCATCATCTTTAAATATAATATAATTATCATTCTTATTTAATTCAAGAACAGTTGTGGAAGTTGGTGAGAATGTTAAAGAATTTTCTACATCATAGATAAGTGGAAACCATATTTTATTCTTATTTTTTAAAGCAAATTGAATTTGTTCTTTATTATTTGATTTAACTTTTGCTACAAATTCTTCAATATCTATATCTTGATAATTTTCCCTTTTAGCATCAGCAACAATTATAAAATTATTGGTATTATAAGGAGATTTCTTACGTTCAATGACATCATTAAAGAGATTTAAAAATCCTTCTGCTTTCGTCTTATTTTTCAAGAAATTAAAGAAATAATCATATAATTCTTCTTGTGTGAAAGCTACGAAGATAGGATTTAATTTTATAATTTCATCAAATGAAACAATTTCGTAATAATCTATTTCATCCAATTCTTCATCTTCATATTTAAATCCCTGTTCCTCCATATCTATTATAAAATAGAATTAAAAAAAATAAATATTATTTAAGAACATTTTAGAGAAGGATTAGGATGTGGATACATGTATCCAGGCGAATACATTTGATTATTTTTATTAATTTCGCTCCATTTATTTAAATCATTAGAATATTCTTGAACTTTTTGATTAGGCATAAATTTCTCTTCCTGATTATCCGGAGTTTCTATTAAAGGCGCATGATTATCTTTCGCAACCATTCTATAATTAACACCTATTCTATCAAAACCTTCAATAGCCTTCGTCTGTGGGTTCCAACATAATGGATCGAAACGATTTATTCCAACCTCTTTTAATGAACACGGTGGATTAGATAAACGACAACTTTCAGTGGGTATAGAACATTTGCGAACGTCATTTATAGATTGTGGAATACATCCGGTAGATATATATTTATTTGGGGCATATGCGTCAGCATTACATTTAGAATTTTTATAATTTCTTCCAGATAATTCATTACTATCATCGATGGCTTTCTTCATACTACAAGAATTTTGGCCATATGCTTGATATCTAATATGCGGATCATTTGGAAGATATTTATCACAATCCATACAATCATTATAAGGAGTTGATAATTGATAATTACCAGAATAAACAGATCTTTTTAATTCTTCTTGATATGAAGAATTATCATAAATCATTCTTGTATCATTTGGTTTATACATATTCTTCTTAATATTTCTAATAGAAAAAAAACTTAACAATTATTAATTTTAATGGGTGGAGGTAATGGAATTGATCGATACATAATTGATTGACATGATGGAAGATGGTTCATAGTAGTATTTATAGGTTGTGTTTTATCATTATTAATAATATTATCTGTCGTAGGTTGATATTGATTGGTATAACATTTTGTGAGAATACGTGTTTGGCCTCGTAATTCACTATCTAAATCTACGAGATTTCCTTGAATATGTGAAACAGCAGTTCCTCCAACAAATCCTAATTGATGAATACATTTATCTTTATGTTCATATCTATAAGGAGATAGAATATGGCTTAATGTATCTACACTTGTTTTTAAATCTTGTTTATAAGAACAATTATCATATTTAGTTCTATTAAAACTCATTATTTTCTATACATATCAAATATTTTTATTAAAATTCATTCTATTTATATAAGAACGCGTATCTTCTCCTCCATTAACCCAGATAGGGACTATATTATCAGGGTTTTGAATGTCTTTCATACAATCAACGAGAGGTATTGGATATTTTATTTGTAATTCCATTAATGATTTTTTACATACTCCCGTTGAAGAACCTGTATCTGTTCCAGATAATAAATCTAATTCTCTGGTAATATCTCCACCACATCCTTTTAATTGTGGAACTCCTGTGAATATTCTTGAAAATAATTGAATTTTACATTTATCTCTTGTCATCATTTCATCATTTTTAACAAGGGTATTATAAGTATCTATTAAACAACTATCAGACACACCATAACCAGCACGACCGCGAAGATTTGGATGGTCTAACATAAAAGCAGGAACGCGAACATTTGGACTTTCACACGGAATTAATTGTGAATATTGTTCATAAGTATTATAATTAACTATTTTCTCATTTCCGTGATTTTTATAATCTGCCCAGCATACATCTGCGCATATATTATTTTGACTTTCGAAATAAGTTTTTCCCGTATTAAATGTTCTATTATCCATATTATCTAATTAATAATTACATTATATTATTAAAACATTGTTCTCCATTTCCTTCTTTACAACTCTTCTCTCTATAATATAACCATTTTGAGAATGCTTCCTGATTATTAGGAATTGTCGTAGAAGGCATAGTATAAAATTGTCTTTGTGAATAATTTCTATTATGTATATCTTTCACATCTCTATATTGATTATTTAAATATAAATCATTAATTTCCTGTTTAATCTTAGGATTATCTATATAACAAGCGTCTAAATTTATATTAGGATTATCGGTAATATCTATAATCGTCGGGTTCATAAATGGATTATTTTTAGAAGGTTTAACACATAATTTATTATTAATAATAGCTTGATTATTATTATCTAATTCTTCTCTTATTTTTATTTGTTCCTTATTATAATAAAAATAGGTGTATAATAAAATTAAATTTATTATTATCGCTAAAACTATTAAATATATTGAACGTGTTATTAAT